ATGTGGAAGAACGCTGCTAAGAAATAAGCTAAATGCTTTACCAAATAGGCCCTTCGGGGCCTATTTTTTTGAGTAAATAATATTATGGGTAGCAAAAATCTCGATGGGGTCTTGATTAAAAAGGCCAACCAAAAACAAAAATGGTCTGAAGAAGATATTCAGCACATGCTGTTATGTAGCGACCCTGATACCGGTCCTCAATACTTTCTTAATAACTTTTTTTATATACAACACCCTACTCAAGGCAGTTTGAGATATCAAGCCTACCATTATCAAACCGAACTATTAAGCAGTTATCATTCTCATCGTTTTAGTGTTAATATGCTAGGGCGACAGATGGGGAAAACAACTACAGCGGTAGGTTATTTACTATGGTACGCAATGTTTGTACCTAGTAGCACTATATTAATTGCAGCACATAAGTACACAGGTGCACAAGAAATTATGCAGCGTTTACGCTATGCTTATGAAATGTGCCCAGATAATATACGTGCGGGTGTTACTAGTTACAATAAACAAAGTATAGAATTTGAAAACGGCTCGCGTATTGTAGCTCAAACAACTACAGAAACAACCGGTCGTGGTATGTCTGTATCCTTACTATACTGCGACGAATTTGCTTACGTAGAACCAAATATTGCTGTTGAGTTCTGGACTTCCATAAGTCCCACTCTAGCAACTGGTGGTAAAGCTATTATTACTAGTACCCCTAATAGTGATGAAGATCAGTTTGCACAAATCTGGAACGAAGCAAATAAGCGTTTTAATGAATATGGCGATGAAACTGAATTAGGCCGCAATGGGTTTTATCCTTATATGTCTATTTGGAGTCAGCATCCGGATCGTGATGAAGTATGGGCAAACACAGAACGTAGTCGTGTTGGTGTAGAGCGATTCGAGCGTGAGCACGAATGTAAATTCTTAATTTTTGACGAAACATTAGTTAACAGTATTAGCTTATCCGATTTAGAGGGTCGAGATCCTGTAATGAAGATGGGGCAAGCTCGATGGTATAAAAAAATTAATCCTAATAATACCTATATTTTTAGTTTAGATCCTAGTTTAGGAACCGGTGGAGATTACGCTGCGATACAGGTAATAGAAGTTCCCACTATGGAACAGGTAGCAGAATGGCATCATAATATGACTCCAATACAGAATCAAATTCGTATTTTAAGAGACATGATAAAATATGTAGATAATGAATGCTCAAAGGCCGGAGTGACTAGCAGCATTTATTATTCGATAGAAAATAATGCTGTAGGAGAGGCAGGATTAGTTTCTATTTCTGAATTAGGAGAAGATTCATTTCCGGGATTATTTCTCAGTGAGCCGATTAAAAAAGGGCATGTTCGACGTTTCCGAAAAGGATTTAATACTACACATTCGGCTAAAATTAGTGCTTGTGCTAAATTAAAACAATTAATCGAAAGCCGACAGATTAAACTTTATAGCAAAGTACTAATTAGTGAACTTAAAACATTTGTCGCCTCTGGAATAACCTTTAAAGCTAAAACAGGGCAACACGACGATCTTGTTTCAAGTTTACTTTTATCAATAAGAATGGTATTACTTTTACAAGACTGGGACCCATCTATCTACGAAAAAATGAGAGATAATACGGGATTAGAAGAATACGATTTACCGATGCCCATTTATATAAGTTCATATTAAGCATAAATACAATACTATGGAAGCAATAGAATTAATTTCTCAAGATTTATTTGACAAAGTTCGTAGTCGTTTTTCTAATTTAGAAATGGGCGACGAAGATGGAAGTGTTACGATTGATCCTCGAGATGCTAGATTTTTTGATTTTGATTTTGTCTATGAAGGTCATAATTTAGGCCGAGTAAGTATTAGCATCAATGAAAGAGGCTCCTTAAAAATATTTTATACTCAAGGAATATTAGAAGGACATCATCCTGAGATTCATCAAGTATGGTTTAGATTTTTAAGAGAAATGAGAAATTTTTCTAAGCAACGATTATTACGTTTCGATACTAGAGATATTACAAAAAGAAACTTAGATAAAAATGACTTCAGATATCTTGCATCAACTGGAACTAAGGAAGAAGTTATGGCAGAAAATAGAATGTATGGATCTTTAAAGAGTAGTTACTTAACTCTCGAAAAAGCAAAATTAATTGTTAGACATATTGGTCCTATTGACATGAATCAAATTGGTGCACGTTCTCGTAAAGGTAATATCAAAGCATTATTCATCGAAAATGCCGACGGAGAAAGATTTAAATATCCATTTATACATCTAGCAGGAGCGAAAGCTATGTTAAGACACGTAGCTAATGGTGGGCGCCCTCATGATATTCTTGGACAAGCAATCATCAAGCTTAGTGAAGAAATTGCTCAATTGACTGCATTAGCAAGACATACTAGAAACTTGCATGACAGCATGCAATCAGGGGTCAACGAAATTGTAAATAAAACTAGTACTAGATTAGAAAATCTCAGAGAATTAATGAATAATTTATCTGTGCAACGTCATTATGAAACATGGAAAAGTAGCTATCAACCAGATGATAGCGATATCATTTTAGATCAAACTACATTAGAAGATTACAAAAGTAAATTTACAGTCACCTCTTTCAGCGAAGATCTTACACAATTCTTTCCTTTAATTCATAAGATAATGCAGGAAACTAATACAATTGAATTAAATGATTATGTAGAGGGAAATAAAGAAGATAATTGCGATGAATGTAATATGCCGGAAAGTAAGTGTTCGTGCGAAAAGCAAAAAGAAGTTAAAGAATTTTCTGAATTTAATGAATGGGCTTCTAAAATAGTCGAAGGAGAGTTGACCGATGATCTATTACAGTCTTTACAAAAAATAGTTAAAGATGATTTAGAGGTCGGTGATGGCGGAGCTATAGGAATTAAAACTGTACAAGGAATCGGTATTTTTGATAATGATTTAGAACAGATAATCAAAGATAGTAGCCCGAACGGAAAATTAAATACCGCAATTACCATATGGTTAAACAGAAAAGGGGACTATCACGCACTTCGTGATTTAGACATGGACTCGTCTACTACTGGTACATCCATGCCGAAGCCAGAAACACCTGCTGCGGAGCCTACACCGCCCGAAACAGGTACTACACCTCCGGAAGAAACACCACCTCCTGAAGCAGGTGCTGCACCACCTGAAGAAACTCCGCCACCGGCCGAGGATGACGAAACTGATAAAAAGAATACTCCCAAGCTTAAAGGATCTCCAAAATATCTAGTTCGACAACTAGTCGACGGGTTCTTTGATAAAAGAAAAGGAACTTGGACGTTAGGTAGACCTAATATTGTTACAAAATCTGTGAAAGAGTATGGCGAAGAAATGCGAGAATATACAGTAAAATATATTAAACATCTTTCAAAAAAATCAAAAAAACTAAAACATAAAGATGTAGATACTCAAACATTCGAAGATATTTTAAGATTATCCGGTTTGAAAAAATAACTTAACAAACTCTTGCAATTATAAATAGAAGTGTGTATATTAACTTATACACACTTTTTCTTTTTAAGTAGTGGCTTAAGAAGAAGTGGCACATAATACATATATTAAAAAGGAGAAACATTATGGCAACGTTGGCAGAAATTCGGGCAAAACTAATGGCAGAAAGTCAGAAACAAGGTGGAGGATCCCGCACATCTGGCGGGGACAATGCAATCTTCCCGCATTGGAGATCACCAGATAACACTACAACAGTAATACGTTTCTTGCCAGATGCTGATACCAGCAACATTTATTTTTGGAGAGAGCGAGCTGTTATTAAGATGCCATTCTCGGGTATCTTAGGAGATACAGCAAGCAAGCCAGTAACCGTAGAAGTTCCATGTATGGAAATGTATGGTGAGAAGGAAGTTTGCCCTATGTTGCAAGAAGCACGCGGGTTTTATAAACTTCAAAAGATTGAAGAAGCAAAAGGTAATCTAGAAGCGGCTAAAGAATACAAAAATCTTGGAAGTCGTTATTGGAAGAAGCGTAGTTATTTAATGCAAGGATTTGTAGTTGAAACTAAGCTAGTCGAAGAACGTGTTCCGGAAAATCCAATTCGTCGTTTCGTTATTAGTCCTCAAATTTTTCCGTTGATTCCTAAAGCATTAATGGACCCGGAGATTCCTCACTTGGTTACTGATAATGTAAACGGGCTTGATTTTAAGATCGTTAAAACAACTAAGCCAGGCGGCGAATTTGCAGATTATAATACTAGCGGTTGGGCACGCCGTGAACGTGCGCTCAGCGAGGCTGACATAGCCGCAATTAATCAATACGGGCTATATGATCTTAAATCATTCTTGCCTCGACGTCCGAATGAGGTTGAGTTAAAGGTTGCTATGGAAATGCTCGAAGCATCGATTGCCGGTGAAGCTTTTGATATGACACGTTGGGGTGATTACTTCAAGCCTCGTGAATCTAAGTTCGGCAATAAAGGTGATGAGGAATATGATGTAGGTACTCCTGTTGTTTCCTCTGCACCAAAAGCAACTCCTGTTATTGAAACCGTTTCAGAACCAGAAATCAACAAGGAAATGGCTGCTGCGATTATTGCAACTGCTCCTCCTAACGGAGATGCTGCTACTCGCGCACAAGATATTCTTGCAAAGATTCGTAATCGACAAGCACAATAATTTAGGAGATCAAAATGGCTAAGAATTTTGATATTTCTAAATTTAGGAAGAGTATTACTAAGTCTATTCCAGGTATGGGTATCGGTTTCCGAGACCCTACCGATTGGATTTCGACTGGTAACTACGCATTGAATTATCTTATCTCGGGGGACTTCTTTAAAGGAGTCCCTTTGGGCAAGGTCACTTGCTTTGCAGGAGAATCTGGTTCAGGAAAGAGTTATATCTGTTCCGGTAATATCATTAAACATGCACAAGAACAGGGCATTTACGTTATTTTAATTGATAGTGAAAATGCTTTGGACGAGTCATGGTTACATAAGTTAGGCGTAGAAACTACCGAAGATAAGTTGCTTAAACTTAATATGGCTATGATTGATGATGTTGGCAAAACTATTAGTGAGTTTATGGCAGAATATAAAACAATGCCTGAAGCAGATCGAGCAAAGGTATTGTTTGTCGTTGATAGCTTAGGATTTTTAATGACTCCAACCGAAGTCAACCAATTCGAAGCCGGTGATATGAAAGGCGATATGGGTCGTAAAGCAAAAGCACTTAAGGCACTGGTTGCTAACTGTGTTAACATGTTTGGTGCATATAATGTAGGGTTGGTTGCTACTAATCATACCTATGCATCGCAGGATATGTTTGATCCAGATGATAAAATTTCCGGTGGACAAGGATTTATCTTTGCTAGTTCAATCGTAGTTTCAATGAAGAAACTCAAACTTAAAGAAGATGAAGATGGTAATAAAACTTCGGACGTTTTAGGTATTCGAGCGGCGTGTAAGGTCGTAAAAACACGCTATGCTAAACCATTTGAAAGCGTACAAGTTAAAATACCGTATTCAACAGGCATGAGTCCAACATCTGGGCTCGTTGACATGTTTGAGAAGATGGGTGTACTATTTAAAGTAGGTAATAAACTAGCTTATACAGACAGAGAAACTGGAGAAATTATTTCTGAATTCCGCAAAAATTGGACCGAAGATAAGCTAAAACTTATTATGGATCAATGGGATGAGTCGGTAATTAGAGCAGAAGAACCAGTCGAGGATGCAATGGAGGAAGACAATGGATGAGAGTTTGATTATGGAAATTTGGGATACATTTAAAGAATATATTCCAGAAAAAAATAAAGATACTGCTGCAAAGCAATATGTCGATTATTTGCTTGGAAAAGAATTTCGAGCTAAAGATCTTGAAGCATATATCGGATACGATACTCATCTCGATGATGCTATTACTGAAGTAATTGAGTATAGTGACGACGAAGAAGAGGACGATTACGAAGACGATTCGTTTGAAGACGACGAGGATTTCTAATGCCTCTTTGGTACGCAAAGGTGAGTAAGGATCTTGCTCACCTTCCCGCTTGCATCGATCATTTTTATAAAGAACTAGACGCTGCAAAGAAAGAAGTTAAACTACAAGGTAATGTAGAAAAAGCTGCTTCTCAACTTCCGGGAATTGTAGAACAGAGATTTAATCAGCTACAAGAAATCGAAGCTGTATTAGAATATCTGAACATCGAGCTTCGCCGAGTAAGAAGTAAGACATTTAAAAAATATCTTGAAAATTATCAACGCTCATTGAGTTCTAGAGATGTTGAAAAATATGTCGACGGCGAGGCCGATGTAGTCGACATGGAAAAGATTATTAACGAGTTTGCTCTATTAAGAAATCAATGGTTAGGGATAATTAAAGCTGTTGATCAAAAACAATGGCAAATAACTAATATTGTAAAATTAAGAGCAGCTGGACTAGAGGATGCGAGCGTATGATTTTATATGTCGAAGATTTAATTCATAGACTCGCCTGCAATGGAAATTATATATTTTCCAGTTTAATTACTATGTCAACTAATGACCGTATGTTCTTTACCAGTTTATCTGAACAAATTTGCAGAACAAACCAAGGTCTTACTCGAAAACAGCAAAGTTTATCATTAAAACTTATTAAAAAATATTCTTCACCTCTTTCTTTAGAATTTTCTACAGATATTGATTCCTATCTTCTAAATCCTCAATATAGATTAGAAGAACGAGTAATTTCTAATGATAAAGAAATTAAAATTGTCAAAGAATCAAACGGTGAATATTTCATCCATGTATTGTTTCCTTATGATAGCGAGCTTATTTCTCGTTTTAGGGATTATAAAAATAATTCAAAATCTTTCGAATATCGCACCGCCTATTGGGATCAAGAACTACGCCTATGGAAATTTTCATTGACGGAGCATAATATTCTTTTTCTTTCAAATTTACAGGGTTTTAAAAAGGATTCTAAATTTATCGAATTTTATAAAGAAATAACTACTTTTCAAGAAAGTATGGAATATTATATACCGATGGTGGTAAAAGATGAATCAGGTAAATTTATTTTTAAAAATGTACATCAAAATATTCCAATCTGTTCATTCGATGATATGTTAGAATCTTTACTTATTGCAAAAAAATATGGAATAACTTGCTGGAGTGAAGAAATTAACAAAGAATTAGAAGATATTAATAATGATTTATTAAAATCATTTTTAAAATCCGATTATCGAACTCAGGTTGCTTCTAGAACACGCAAGATTGAATTAAAAGAGCTAGAAAAAATTATTTGCACTTATGATAAAATACTCTTTGTAATTCCGGGAGGACAAGAATTTAAATATCTTAACCAAAGTTATGAATTTATAAAAGAAATAGGATATAATTTTGAAAAATGCTCGGTTATGTTTAGATTAGAAAAATCTTCAGATTTGCAAAATTGCAACGAATTTATACATAGAAATTCTTTAAATAACCCATTAGATCAACAAATAAAATTTGTTTTTATCAGTGTTAAAGTTCCTAAACCTTTGTTGGAATCAGAATTAGAATTTGATTTGGTAATTAATTTTGGAGCAAATTCATCAGCACATTTTAGTTTACAACAGTTCTTGAAAACCCATCATAACGTTGTTACAATAAACCCTTTGATCTATGGAGATAAGAATTATGTCTACGTGTAAGATTATTATTAAAGACGAAGTCAATGTAAAAATCGAAGGGTTAGATCTCGATACACGTAAAGACTTAGTAAAGAAATTTAAAATAGTCGATCCGACTGCTAGATTTAGGCCATCTTATCGATTAGGTCGTTGGGATGGGACTGTGAGTTTCTTCGGGATCGGCGGAACTACATATCTAAACATGTTAGATAAGATTTTAATCGAATTAGAAAATAAAAACTATTATGTTGAAGTTGAAGATTTAAGAAAAAGTCCTTCATTAGAATTTGATAAAATTACAGAAGAATTTTGGGGTGACAAGAGTTGGCCTCAAGGGCATCGCTTTGAAGGCCAACCTATTAGATTACGCGATGATCAAGTAGAAGTTGTAAATAATTTCTTAGCAAACCCGCAAGCACTACAAGAAGTCGCAACCGGTGCTGGTAAGACAATCATGACCGCAACTTTATCAAAAATCTGCGAAAAATACGGTCGAACTATTACCATTGTTCCTAATAAAAGTCTTGTAGAACAAACAGAAGAAGATTTTATTAACGTAGGATTAGACGTCGGAGTTTACTACGGAGATAGGAAAGACATTAATAAAACCCATACAATTTGCACTTGGCAAAGTCTTAATATTTTAGATAAAAAGTCTAAAAGTTTTGAAGAAAATAATGAACTATTAACCTTAGCAGAATTCCTAGAAGGAGTAAGCACTGTTATAGTCGATGAAGTACATATGGCCAAAGCCGATGTACTTAAAAAATTGTTAACACAGAATTTAAGAAATACTCCTATACGATGGGGCCTAACTGGAACTGTACCCAAAGAAGAAATTAATTTTCAAAATATTAAGGTTAGTTTAGGTGAAGTAGTAGGTCGTGTTAGCGCACATGATTTACAGCAAAAAGGTATTCTTAGTGAATGTCATGTAAATATTATACAGACAGGAGAATGGAAGGAATTCGGAAGTTATCCTGAAGAATTAAAATATTTGGTAACTAATGAACCAAGAATAGATTTTATCAGTAAAATTATTAAAGGAATTTCAGAAAGTGGAAATACTTTAATTTTAGTTGATAGAATCGAATGCGGGCATATGCTTAAAGAAAAGTTAGAAAAAATGACAGAATCTAACGTAGCGTTTGTATCCGGTGCGGTTAAAACCAAAGATCGTAAGGAAGAATACAATGAAGTTGCTATTAGCAATGATAAGATTATTGTGGCTACTTATGGTGTGGCCGCTGTTGGTATTAATATTCCCCGTATTTTTAATCTTGTACTGCTCGAACCCGGCAAGTCGTTTGTTCGAGTTATTCAAAGTATTGGACGAGGGATTCGAAAAGCAGAAGACAAAGATTTTGTACAAATTTGGGATATAACTGCTGCCAGTAAATTTGCCAAAAGACATTTAACCGAAAGAAAACGGTTTTATAAAGAAGCAAAATATCCATTTACAATAGAAAAGGTTAATTATAATGAATAATAAATTTTCGGTAGTTATACCGACGTTATGGAAATATCCAGCTAATTTAAGATTTTTAGAAGATCTTGTAGATTACGATCTAGTTGACGAGATTATTTTAATTAATAATAATTGGGACGATCTTCCGAAGAACTGCGCAATTTTAACTCATAATAAAATTAAAATATATAATTTTACAGAAAATATCGGAGTCAACCCAGCGTGGAACATGGGAATTAGCGTTGCAAATAATAAACAAATTTGTTTATTAAACGATGACATGGTATTTGATTTAAAATTGTTTAAAAAAATTAATCAACTATCATTAGAAGAAACAGGAGTGATAGGTATTTCTAATGATCCGCCTATATCGTACGGTTGCATTGATATAACTCCGTGGGTCGGGCAAAATACATTAGGATTCGGATGCTTGATGTTTGTTCACAAAGATTGGTGGGTTAATATTCCAGATTCTTTAAAAATCTACTACGGTGACAATTGGATCTTTGATACATGTTTAATTCGAGGTAGAACCAATTATGTAATCACAGATTTATTATATCATACTGATTGGGCTACCAGTACTAGACACGTACCACCTAGTATCATTCAAGAAGAAGACCAAATTTACAAAATTGCTATTGACGAGTTTAGAAAGAATCAGTTAAACTATTAACTATGCAAATATTAACATTAGAAAACCGAACTTTTTATCTTAATGATCTACCCGAAGAAGTAGACGATAATATGCGATTTAGCGTATTAGATAACAGCGATCCGTCAAATGCTGATTACTTCTTTATTCCTTTAATCTTCCTAGAAAGTTTTACATCACCTGCTGCTGTATTACAAATAGGTGATTATAAAATCACAATGCCTTTGGATTGGTGCACAATAGTCGGTGATCCGGAAGGCCCGGATCTCGAAGTATTGCCTCTAACTAGCTTGAATGATCGAGGTTTTAAAACTTTTTGTTTTAATCCCTTAACTTCATTTAGACCAAACTTTTTAGATATTGATATTATTGATGTATATCGAGAAGTTAAATGGTATTTTCCAAAAATGAAACCTGGTCAACTATTAACAACTCCGTTACATGCGGGAGAAAAGCCTATTTGTTCTTTCTTTGTCAAAGAAGTTAGTAGACAAAGTGAAATTTTAGATTATACAAAATGCTGGTAAAATGAAGAATGAAGAAATTAAAATAATCTTCGAAAGTCCCGATAGCGGTAAAACTACCTATGCTAGAATTGCCGGAACTAGTGATCGAACTGTAGTAGAGAGCGAAGATAAACCAGAAGATATTATTGACGCTATTAAAGAAAATAAATTATGGGGTCAGATTAGACGGGCGGCTAAAAAGAATGAGGCATTGCGTTTAGCATTAGAACATGCTAAATTAATTTATTATTTAGGAAAAGATCATGGCGCTTGATATTAAAAGAGAACTTGCTGCGGTTGATTCTCGGGATCATAAATTTTATGACGAGCTTACTGTTGAGGAACAAAAATCTCTTAGCCCTTATGTATTGATGCGTTATATTAGTAATGTTGATTCTAATGATAGAGAAATACAAGAGTGGTTTGTAGAAATGACTAATGAATTAGTCAATAAAAATCACTGGCAGTTAAGTAAAGAACACAAACCGCTTTTATGGAAATTAATAGCCAGTGTAGGAATCGGAAAAAGATTTTACCATCCGTATTTGGCATCAGGTAAAAAAGAAAAACCTGTTAAAATAGAAAAACTAATTGCTGATTTAAATCCTGCTATGAAAATGGAAGAAGTTAAAATTTTAGCATCATTAATGACTAAAAAAGATATTAATGAATTGTTCGATAGCTTAGGTTTTGATAAAAAGCAAAGAAAAGAATATGAATAACGTGAAAGATGTTTGTACTTGTTATCGTTGTATCGTAGAAAACGATATTAGAGAACCTATTAGTCAATTTCCTCTTTATTTAACTCGGGTAATAGTGTGTGAAGAATGTGGAAATAAAAGATGCCCACATGCAACGGATCATGTTAACAAATGTACGAATAGTAACGACCCGAACCAACCCGGAAGTAGATATTAATGGTAGACTTGGTAGAACAACCATTTAACTGTGTGCATTGTGGAAAAAGTTTCATGAGAGAAAATACTCTTGTGGCGCACGTTTGTGAAAACAAGCGTCGAGCAATGCAAAAAGACGAGAAACGAGTGCAGGCAGGACTATTAGCTTACAATCGGTTTTATCAAGTAACTCAAAATGCTAGGAAAGTCAAGACTTATGAAGAATTTTGTAAAAGTTCTTATTATAATGCATTTGTTAAATTTGGAAGTTTTTTAAATAATGTAAATCCATTATATCCAGAAAAATTCATTGATTATGTGATTAAAAGCGGAGTTAAGTTAGATCATTGGTGTAAAGATGATTTATATGAAAATTATCTTTATAATATTTTGAAAACTGAACCTGTTGAATCGGCGGTACAGAGATCTCTTCAAACCATGATGGAATGGGCAGATCTTAGTCAAGCGCAGTTTAATCATTATTTCAAGTATGTAAATCATAATCGAGCCGTTCAAGATATAAGAAATGGAAAGATATCACCTTGGATTATTTTAAATTGTAAAAGTGGAAAATCAATGGTAGAAAGGTTCAATGATGAACATTTAAGCCTAATCTCACCTGCATTCGATGTAGCTTATTGGATTAAACATTTTAAGAAAAATCCTGCAGATGTTGAATTAGTTAAAGAAATTTGTCGAGAGGCAGACCTAGAATGATACAATGTGATGTAGATATTGATTTTGCAAATAGAGAAGAAATTCTATCAATTTTACCTCATATAGCTGCATCACGTACCGAAAGAAATGAATTAAAAAAACATAATACAGGTATATATTTGCAGAAAATACCTTTTAACCCAATAAGTAATATCGCTACCATTGATTATGAAACTGCAGAAAAACGAGGTTATTTTAAATTAGATTTTTTAAATGTTAGTGTTTATAAAGATATTAAAAATGAAGACCATTTAATTAAATTAATGAAAAAGGAGCCACTATGGGATCTTTTACTTCAAGACGAGTTTGTAAATCTGTTATTTCATTTAAAGGGGCACGGGGATGTACTGAGGAAGACCTGCCCAACTTCCGTGGAACAATTAGCTGCAGTCCTAGCGATGATACGCCCCGCGAAACGTTATTTGATTGGGAAAGACTGGACTACGGTGATGAACGAGATCTGGGTGAAACCGGATAGTAATGAATATTACTTTAAAAAAGCGCATGCTATATCGTATGCGCTTTTGATCGTAGTTCAAATTAATCTTATATGCGAGCAACTAGAAAATCTTACTTAGGTTTTCTAGTGCTTCTTACTAGCTGTATAGACTTACGTTTAACACGCTTTTCAGCAATTTCACTGAGATTAACTGTAGGACCAAATAATATTTCCAAATCTTTAGAATTAAAAGTTTTAATATAATTCCTAAAAAAAATCATATCTTTTTTTAAAAATATACTGATCGGTATTTGTCTATTGCTTTCCCACCACCAAATCTCACCTAATTCGAGCAATCTTTGTTTTTCTGCTTCGCTTTTAATACAGGTATAATCATATATACTAGTTACATTTGAATCAGTGTTGATCACAATGCCTATGTATTCTATGTCTTTCGACTTTATACAAGTCAAAAATGGAAAATTTTTTTGGAAACTATCTTTTGATGTCGTCATGTACCATAAATATGTAATATGAAATTACCAGTCTATTTATACCCAAATTTATTCGAAGTAATATTAGATTTGGATGACAATAATAACAGGATTATACAAGTTATGTATCAACGCGAACTAAAATTACAAAAAGGTGTTAAAAATACCATACAAATACAATTTAAAAATAGCGATCAGAAGCTACTTAATGTTAGTTCCGGTAGTTTTGTAATGTCCTTGTTTGACACTGTAAATCAAAGAAATCTCATACAAAAAAATGTAATTATTGTAGATGATGGAATTACTCCTCTATTAAGAGGGTTAGGAAAGGTGGTATTTACTGAAAGTGATCTAGAATCCTGCGAAAGTACTTATTATAAAATAGGGTTTAAAGCATTGGACACTGATGGAAGTTATATTCCGGCATATTCTAATACGTATTATGATATGGCCGGCACTGTAGAAGTAAAACACGATCTATTCCCTACACTAGTCCCCAGTCAAGAAGTCACCAGTCAACAATTTCAAATGCATGTTAACTACGACATAAATGCTCAGCAATATGAATATTATTCGGGAAATTTAGATGCTAGCCCTCAATTTAAATCTAATAATGCACTACATACTGCTGCAATATATATGTCAAATTATACAGGAGTTGTAAGAATTGAAGGAACTTTAGAAAATGATCCTAATTCTTTTGGTAATTATGCTATAATTAATGAATCTTATTATAGTGCATTCACTGGGATTGATTATAAAAATTTTAATGGAATTTTTTCAAAAATAAGAGTTAGGTACATACCTGTAAAAAACCCAGTTACTAATACTAATAGCTTATATAGTGGACCTACAGCAGCACAAAATCTAGCATACGCAGGGTCAGTTGACAGAGTATTGTATAGAAGTTAAACTTACTGTATGAATCTCATACAGACTAGCTTAAAAACATTTCTGCCTGTGAAAAGAAAATCTACCAGTGGAGGATGGATTTCTTTTAATAGTCCTTGTTGCATACATCGAGGAGAAAGCAAAGATACTAGATCTCGCGGAGGAATAATGTTCACTGCGGAAGGATTTGTATTTTCTTGTTTTAATTGTGGGTTTAAAGCTGGGTGGAGCCCTGGAAAACCGATTAGTAAAAATACTAAAAATCTTCTTAAGTGGTTGGGAGTTCCTGAATCCGAAATAAACAAAATCATTTTAGAAGCAATAAAAGATAAAGAAACGATTACTGTTGAAAAGAAAGAATTTAATTTTATTTTACATGAAGAAACATTTCCAAATAATTGTTTTTCTTTTAGAGAACTAATTTCCATAGGGTGTGAAGAACCGGATTTTTTATCATGCTTATCTTATATAGAAGATCGTGGGTTTTCTGTTGATGATTTTAATTGGTATTGGTCTGCTGAAAAAGGATACCGAGATCGGGTTATTATACCGTTTTATTTAGAAAACAAACTGGTCGGATACACAGGTCGTAAAATTAACCCCGGATCTCCAAAATACTTAACAAAAAATCAACACGGCTATGTATTCAACTTAGATAGACAGACATATGATCGTCAATATGTTATAGTTGTAGAAGGGCATTTTGATGCAATAGGTGTTGATGGAGTTGCTATCATGACCAATGAGCCGAGCAAGATTCAATGTGCTAGAATCAACATGCTGGAAAAAAAGGTAATAGCAGTTCCTGATCGAGATCGTGCAGGTTCTAAACTATTAAAAGCTTCTATAGAAAACGGGTGGTCTGTTAGTTTACCCCCTTGGGAAGAAGATATTAAAGACGTTGCGGATGCGGTAAAAAGATATGGAAAAGTTTATACTTTAGCCACAATATTGCATTACCAAGAAGGCAATAAGATAAAAATAGAATTATATAAAAAGAAACTGGAGAAACTTGATGACAAATAAAACTGATTATAGTTATGATGTTCAAAAAATCTATTTGGAGATGTTTTTAGGCGATGCCGAGACTTTCATTCGGTGCCAGAATATTTTTCAGCCAGATAACTTTGATCAACGGCTTCGATCGGTTGCAAAATTTATGACAGAATATGTAGACCAATATAAGGTTATGCCAGAAGCTTCTATCATTAATGCAAATTGCAAATCTGATTTAAAACCTATAGTTGCAGCAAAAGAAAACTATGATTGGCTGTTAGATGATTTTGAAAACTTTAGTAGACATAAAAGTCTAGAAAGAGCAATTATAGAAAGTAGCGATTTACTAGAATCCGGCGATTATGGTCCAGTAGAAAAGTTAATTCGAGACGCGATACAAATAAGTCTAAGTCGAGATATGGGCACAGATTATTGGGAAGATCCTCGTACCCGATTGATGAAACTTAAAGATAACAATGGTCAGATTAGTACAGGGTGGCCTAGTGTTGATAGAAAAATTTATGGAGGGTTTAATCGGGGAGAAGTAGAGATCTTTTGTGCAAAATCAGGCGGTGGTAAGAGTTTATTCTTAGCTAATCTTGCAGTAAATTTTGCATTACAAGGACTTAACTGCATTTATTTTACATTTGAGTTAAGTGAAGGGTTAGTAAGTATGCGTATTGATAGCATGGTTACTGGGTTCGGGTCTAAAGAGATTTTTCGTAATATAGATGACGTTGAATTGAAAGTTCGTATGTTAGGTAAGAAGTCAGGAGCAATTCGTGTAAAATACCTCCCTTCTCAGAAGAATTGCAATGATTTGAGGTCATATTTGAAGGAATATCAGGTCAAAACGGGACAAAAACCAGACGTAATTTTAGTGGACTACTTAGACCTTATGATGCCTCTATCAATTAAGGTGAATCCTAGTGATCAATTTATCAAAGACAAATATGTATCAGAAGAACTACGAAATTTGGCAATGGATACCGGAACGGTACTAGTTACAGCTAGTCAGTTAAATCGAGGAGCAACAGAAGAAATCGAATATGATCATAGTCATATTGCAGGAGGAATTAGTAAAATTCAAACCGCAGATAATGTTATTGGTATTTTTACCAGTAGAGCAATGCGTGAAAGAGGTCGTTATCAAATTCAATTTATGAAAACGCGCAATTCAGCGGGGGAAGGACAAAAGGTTGATCTAGAATTTAATATCGAAACATTGCGTATTACGGATCTAGGAGAAGAAGCTGAAGAGAGTTTTAGTCAACAGAGATCGAATTCTAGTACTAGTAATATCATGGAAAAGTTTAAAAAGACCAGTACAGTCAAAGAATCCGAAGTTGATCTAGAAACTAAAGAAACGAGAAATGCAGATCCAACACATGGAACATCTGCTCCTAAGGTTAAAGGAGTGGTTGAAAGTAGTAGAATTCGTGCTATGTTAGCAAATTTGAACAGCGAAAAAGATTAATTTAATTGACTTAATTTATTTTTAACTATATAATACACATATGAAAACAAATACTTTTTATTTAGATATGGACGGCGTAATTGCTGATTGGAACGCAGGCGTTAGAGATATTCTTGGGTATGTTAAAAAAGATCCTAATGCCCATTATCCTGATAGAGACTGGAACAGGATTAAGGATAATCAGCGAATGTATAGAAATCTTCCGATTATGCCTCGAGCAGGAGCATTGGTTTCTTTAGCTAATGCATTTAAAACACAGCTAGGTTGGAATGTTCTATTCCTTACGGCAGTCCCTAAGGGAAATGATGTTCCTTGGGCCTTCTGGGACAAATGTTTGTGGGCTCAAGATAATTTTCCAGGTATTCCTGTGCATTTCGGTCCTTTTGCTAAAGATAAGCATGTGCATTGCATTCCTGGCGATATTTTGGTAGACGATCGGCGTAGCAACTGCGAAGAATGGCGTGCGGCTGGCGGAGTTGCGGTCGAAGTAGATGCAACTCGTTATGAGGATGCAATTAACGAAGTTAAGGCGTTATTTGCTAATCACCTTGCTCAATTGCAGCTTGACGATTCAGACTCTCGATAGCTTCTATTACACTTTCATGATCTGCGTAGAAAGCAAACCCTGTTTGGTCGTTTGCTGTTCTCCATTTTAAAAACCAAGAATCTCCAATCTCAGCAGCACATATAATCCATCCATATCGATTCATAATAGGACCGATTTGCCAGTAAGGTATAGGTTTAAAGTTGTGCGTAATCATATCTTTTTGTTATTTAATATAAGATAAATAATTTATTGCTAGTAGGAACTATTATGAATATTAATGATGTTTTAACTAATGTAAAAATTCCAGAAGAGAAAAAACCTAAAAAACTCGATAAAGTTAAAAAAGTTGTAGAAAACATTTCTGTAAAACCAAAGATTTCCAAAAATAATGATCAAACACATGTTTATGGTCTAGGGGAAGGGTATGATAGTGTACTCGAAAGAATTAATCAACTACAACCGGAAGTTTACAATAGTATAAGAAATTTGGATTAAAAAAATGCCAACCGAACAACCTAATTTACCTGGATCAACTACGTTAGGATCTCAAAACGCACAAAATAATAACTTACCTAACCAACAGGCTGTAGATACACAAACAACAGCTAAAGCACCTCTAGTGCCACCTTCACAGCAAAAAGCACAAATGCCTGCTAATGTGAAATCTCCTAAATATTCTAAACATGTTGAACTACTAGCATTAATAACAAGCAACATGGTAGCTTCTTCCTCAGGTGAAGAACAAACTAGATTACTAATAGCAGGAGATACTGGATTAGGTAAAACTAGTTTCATCAGCCAATTAGGCAGAATGTTAGGAATGGGCACAATGATTATTGAAGTGCCTCACTTAGTGGAAGAAAATTTAATTAATATTCCGTATACCGTTGTAGATAAAGACGGAGCTAAACATCACGGAAACACACAAGTAGCCAAAGAAGGATCAAAATATAAATTAGTACAGGCTGAAGCAAGCTTGGTTACTGAAATCGATAAACTAATTAAAGTTCCGGATAATCAATATGATGCCCATATAAAAAGTTTAGGGTTTTATGAAAAAGGACTTTTATCAGAATTTGAAAAAGAATATGGATTAGAAAGACTTTATCAAGCTAGAGAAATGTGGGATAGAATATTATTCATAGATGAATATTTTAGAACTACAACTAAAACTATAAGAACTTTATTAAGAGGAATATTAAATGGGCAGATCGGTAACGATCCTATTCCACCTAAAACTTTTCCAATTTATGCTTCTAACTTATCAGATCAATCAGGCGCAATAGAAGAGCCAGAAAGTTATCATGCATTTGGAATAATAAATTTTGATGCTCCTTCATTAGAAAACTGGTTATATTATACAGTAGCCGAAGGAGTAGGAAAAAATGTTCACTTCAAAGAACAGGTTATAAATGCCTTTGTTAAAAATATGAAAGATGAACACATTAGCATTAATGATGTTATAAGAACTAGTCCTCGCCGATGGAGTGAAATATTATTTTATCTAAATAATATGTTTCCTTTTAAGAAAGGAAGTGATGATGCAAATATTGCTTACAGCCATGTTAGAGCTCAATTTGAAAATCAATCAAGAACTTTATCTGGAGGATTTGAAGTATTTCATAATATATTAAAAGATCTTGCAATTGCAAGCGGTGTAGCTCCTTCTTTTAAACAATTATCGGCAGGTAGATGGAGAGATGTTTTAAACAACGTTATCGTAAATGCTATACAGATCGGACCTTCTAAAAAATATGTACCAGTTATCCAAGGCGAACCGGGTATTGGAAAAACCGCTATTGTTGCGAAACTCGAAGCAGATCAATACGAAGGTGATGGTACTGGATTTAACTTAAGAACTGCTGTTGTTAACTGCACCACAATTCATCCAGACGATATGCTAGGAATTCCTTCCGGAAAAGATATAGAATTTAAAGATACTACTAAACGAGTAACAGAATTTAGCGAACCTTTATTATATAATAAAATTAATAAATTATTAATAGAAGCAACTAAAAATTATAAGAACCAGTTGATTAAGAGAGCAGAAGCCGGTAAATTGCAAGGTAGATCAGCCGAGCAAGTATTCGAAGAATGGGAAAATCAAAAATATAAATTTGCTATTTTATTTGATGAAATTAATCGTGTTAAAGACATAAGAGTGTTTAATAGTCTTAGAAAATTAATTTTAACTAAAGAATTTGATGGAAAATTTAAACTAGATCCCGGGACTGTTGTCATCGGATCAATGAATCCGGGCGATAGTCAAACCATGGAATTAACGGATCATTTTAGAGATGCCATTGAAATCATACATTCCGAAGCAGACTGGAATGCATTCATCGGCTATATGAGAAATAACCGTTTTATAAAAACAGAAAAATTAAAATATACCCCAATATCTTATGCGTTAAATATCGGTAAAAACTTTATCGAAGGATTACCTAAAGCTAGCTTCATCACAAGAGATATCAAGGGAGAAAAAGAATTTCATTGGTCAAGTGGAGGAGGGATTGACATAAGAGTTGATCCAAGAGCCTTAGACCATATGTATCGTGATCTAGTAGCAAATACAGACCTTGCTATTAAGTCTATGGAAAGAAAAGGAATATTCGAACCTGAAAATTTAGAATCAATCAAATCAGACCTTACAGAAAAAGCTGTTAATTCTTGTCGAGGGATTTTAACAAAGAAGTTTATGGATATAGGAGCTTCTTCAATTAGTCCTAATTTTTTAAGTGCCTTTACGAGTTATATGTCAGATATCGTTAACGAAAGTATATCGATGAAAACTACTAAGGAAACAGATCTAGAGAGTATATTAGATGAATTTGTTACAGGAAAGACTAAGAGCCTAGCTAATGTAGAAATGCACGGCTACATGTCAAAATTTGATCCGGCACAATTTAATGTAGACTTCGAAAGATATTTAGAAAAATTATATAAAAAATCGGGTGGCGATTTTGATGAATTCAGCAATGACGTTCTTAATATTTTAAACAGCGTAAAAGAAGGAACTCAAAAATTAAAATGGTCTTACGAAGCATTAAATCAATTTTATAGACCAATAGAAGTTATGTTAGAATCTATTCTCGAATCTGAATATTCAGATTTAGATAAAAATCCACATGATGCTAAGTTAGCTGCTGTTGGTAAATTCTGGAATGAGGTTCTCTCCGCTACAGGAGCCGGGGCTTAACATGAGATTTTTTGAATTCAGAACTATAATCAAAGAAGCGAGGTATGGATTAAGATCAGAAAAAGGAGAAGTTGTTTTTAGAACTTCTAAGGTAGACGATCCTCATATCTTAAATGCTATTAAAAAAATATCTCAGGATACCGGCGTTCCGATGGATGATATGTTGGCATCTTTAAAAGTCGAAAATGAAATGACCGAAAAGTTGGGTGAGTATAGTAAGATTTTACATGACATTGCGATTAAAAATGTAGGCGAACATGCTCTATGGAATATTGTTGACACTATTCCTTCCGAAAAACTTAATTCTTCATTTGATGAAACTACATTTATTATGCTATGTCAAGAGATACAACAACGAGAAAAAGGTTTTTTTCCTTTAAAATCTGTTGATAAAAAATTACATAAAAAGCTGATAAGTCAACTTCATCCTATATTAATCCCATCTTCTTTTAAACAATATCAACAGTATAATGATCAAATTACTACAGCCGCTGTCTCTAGTGATGGAAACTTCTTTTTTAATGTGCCTTTCATGCAAAAACTAGTTTACTTCGGCGATGTTATAGATGTAAAACCTACACGGCCTATATACGTTTCCAATGGTGGAAACATACCTGATAGTTACTGCTTCATCGAATTTTTGATAATGCACGAATTGTGTCACTTTATATTCGGAGACATTTCAGATTCGTCGCGATATAAACAATACGAACATAGATTGCATAACATCGCACAAGATTTTCGAATTAACTTTGAGTTAACTAAATTAGGATTTACACCATTACCTTTAGGAATGTTTAGTGATGAATTAAATGCTGATAGATTTGAGAATTACCTAAAGTTATTGAGAGCTGTTAAAGAAGAAATAGATAAATTACCACCTTGGTTGCAAACTTGGTTTGAAGAGACTAATAGTCCAGACCAGCACGACGATCCGAATGATACAGACGATCAACAGAACCAGAATAAACATCCTTGGAGACCAAGTCTCGGTGATATTGTGTTGATATCTAATGAGGGAAGATTTGGTAGAGTCGTAGAAATTAAACCTAATGATATGTACGCAATCACCCCAGTTTCAATACAGGAATTAGAAAAAGAATATCCTGGAATTAAAATTGGCACAGAAAAAGGTAAAAAGGAATCTGGTGAAAAAGGTAGTCAACCATGATTAAAGTTTATCCATTAAGATATTTACGTCCTATAGAACAAAAACCTCAAGAGGGTAATGGTCCGCCTCCACCTAGTACACCTCCTGGAGAGGGCGGATGTAAGATTAAAGTAGGACAATTGATAAAAAACAGGAAAACAGGAGCGATAGGCCAAGTGATAGAAGTGGACGATCAATGCCGCGCTAAAATACGAGAGCTAACCTATGATGAAATTATGTCAATCAAACGGTCGATGCAGCCCGGCGGAGGACAGGACATCAATGATTTAAAAATTCCCGATTCTCCCAACGTTGAACCGAATCTCGAAGAATCAAGATTAAAAGAATTGTTAAATAAAATCATTAAAGGAGTATCTACATGACCTGGTGGAATGAAGATGAGTACGAGCCTTGGCCGTCGCCGCCGCCTCCACCACAAGGCAAAGGAGGTAACTCAGATGATTCAGATAAACCGGATCAACCTCCTTCAGAAACTCAACCCTCAGAAGAACAAGATGATCTAGACGAAAAAGATCGTGATTCTTGGGAAAAGGTTAAAAATAAATTAAGACAAGAGCAAGGCGATGAAGCAGGAGCTCAAGCGAGTAGCGATGACGAAGGTCAAGGAAAAGAACAAAAACAAGGATCTCAGTCTGGCCAGGAAATAAAAACCGACTATACTCCTAAGTATCCATGGCAAAATCTCATAAAGAAGTTTATATCTAAATCGACTATTTTAGACCGTAGTTATAGTAAAGCTAATAGACGAAATGCCGGCGGTCCGGAAGAATTAGAAATAACAGGAAGCAGTGTAGTTAGGCCTGGAGAAAAAGAACTTGATCCGATATATAAAATGTGTTTTGTTGTCGACTCTTCCGGCAGTATGATTGGATCTGTTGATAAAGCATTAATTGAAGTACAAAAATTATTATCAGTAGTAGCGAAAGGATCTGATCCACAATTTGGATTAGTATTTTTTACAACTGATGCTTATTATTATTCTTGTAATCTAAAAAAAGGCGAAGCTATTAAAGTTAACAGTTTTGACGAGCTTATGAACCCACCGCCTAATGCTACAAAATTATCTCTAAAAGACGTTCTTAATTCAGCCTATAGCGGAGGAACGGTTTTTTCGAGGCAAATGGCTGATCAAATAAAAAATATGCTAAAACAAAATTATAATGTATGTATGTTTACAGACGAAGGTATTTTAGATCAAGTAGGAACAATTTCAAATTGGAAGAACTTTTTATCTGTTTATACCAGCGCTGTAGGTAAGCATTTATTTTTAATTTTAAATAATCAAAGAAACTTTAAATTAATCGTTGATAAAATGGGAGGACTGAAACCTGATAATTTCAGTCATTTATAAAAATGAAATTAAAAAAATTATTAAAAGAAAATACAGATAACATTCGGAAAGATCTTGCAACTCTTTTTTATGTAGACGGTGATTATCATTTTGACTCATCAAAAGGTGGTTGGGTTTTTGAAGGAGATCTAAGAGCTGATAATAAAGAAAATTTAGTTGAGATTCCTTTTCCAATTGCCGAAGTTCACGGAGAGTTTAGCATAGAAGCCTGCGGCATACAGAGTCTTAAAAATTTTCCTCGTAAAAGTTCTCTCATTAAAGTTGCAGCATGCAGTGGTCTAAAAACTTTAAATACTGATGGGTTAATCGAATCAGAGTCGATAAATTTTCAACATATTGCCAACGAAGAATTAACAAATCTATCAGGGTTTGAAGTTAAAACAAAAAATCTTGTCTTGAGAGCTGTAAGAAATCTTAAAACACTAAGCGGACTTAAAGGTCATGTACAAAATTTAATTGTAGGAAATCTTCAAAATATAGAAGAAGATTTTTCAAAAATTCCAGCATCATTAGTAAATCATGTTACAATTGATTTAGAAAAAGGTGGATTTTTAAAATCTAAACTTATTCTTCCTATATTGTTTCAAAAATTAGAAGAAAATAATGGAGATTTTGCTACTGTTAAATTAGAGAAATTAGAAAAAACAAAAGATGAAGTATTGAAAAAGATACTTATAAAATATCGTTATAGTGGAGCTCAAGGAATGATTCCTCTTATAAGAGAATTAAGATTAACTGACGATAAGTATAAACTTCTAACTAATATATAATTTATTTTAATTTATAATATAATTCTTCTCTTATCGATTTAAACAGTTCTTTAAATCCCGACTTCTCTCCCTTCATTAATTTAGAAAGGATAAGATCGCTATCGGATATTTTATCATATGGATGTGCTTTTCTATAGGCCGCTATATCATTAGCGAATTGCGACATAAAATTACCAGAACCTAATGCGCTGCTGACTGCTTCTTTCCATATTGACTTAAATTGATCTGTATCTGAAATACTATCATACGGTTGATTTTTAATATTGTTAAGATGGTCTGATACATCGTCGTAGAGATTAGAAGTATCGCCATCTCTATTTAGAAATAGTTTTGCTACTTTCTGCATAACCACGGGAGCTACTTTAAACAGTCTTGCAGAAATATCATCTTCAGATTTTAAAGGATCTGCTCTTCTAAGCTTTTCTCTAGCATTTACTTTAGCTCGTTGTACGCTAGCACCTGCAGTTCCTAATTTTCTACTACGTCGTCCACTGAATCTTTCAGGTGGTAAAGAAGATAGATCAGGAGCATCTCTATCTTCTAATCTATATACTGTAATGTCATCTGGTTTAGTTCCACCTACGAATTTTTTAATCTCATCAGATATATTAGGTCCAGCTTCTGGTTTTTCTTTATGCCCATATCTGCCGCCTCTAGTAGCTGTAAATTCGTGTATTTTGATGTCTGCCCCATCCTTAAGACTTGCGTACATAATGTAAACTAAATCTGGATCTCTAGAAGGATCATATGGTTTATAATCTACTATCACTCCTCTTCTATTTCGAACAGGAATTCGATGAGCTGTAGGATCATCTAATTTAGGTCTTAGATATTCCGTTTTTGGTTTAAAGGCGGCCCACCCATTCGGACCATGAAAGACTATAAAGTTATCATAATGTGTTTTAAAATCATATAATTGTAAATTAGTTACTTTAGGATGTTTCTCATGCTTATATGGAACTAGTCTAGCGCGATCACTAACCAATTGATCATCATGTAGGAATTTAGCCAGTTTGGTTCCTTCGGGATCGCTACCAAATGTTTTTAACAAAGGGCTTGACTCAAACAACGCAGCTAATTCTTCATAAATTCCTGTCGCTTCGATTGCTTCATCAAACATAGATTCAAATTCTAATAAATCCAGTTTATTTCTTAAATTTTTAATTAAGTTAATATCTGACATAAGAGACAACACCTTTATATTCGTATAACTATTTATAACTTTTTTAAAGAATAAATATCCATATGAGTGTCCAACATGACATTAGCTAACGCTCCTTTCAATAAACGATTAGTTATATCTTCAGTGGAAAATTTACAGCTATCTGAAATAGGGTTTATTCCAGGAGCTATAGTTCGAATTATAGCAAAAGCTCCATTCAAAGGACCTATAGCGGTCCGCGTAGATTCGTCGACATTTGCTATTAGATTAGAAGAGGCTGCACAAGTAAACATTAACGATTGTGAAGATATCGCGACTTAGATATTCTATAAATATATCATGCAGATTCAAGAATTACTAACAGCTACTCAAATATTTACAGAAGCAAAATCTCCTCGAGGAGATTGTTTTGAAGTAGCAGCAAAAAATACAATTGATAACCCTAATTTAGTTTTAGTACATGCATTTGTATCGGGTCAAGGACCTTTAGAGGGCCGACGTTTCGAGCATGCGTGGAATGAAGATGGCGATATAGTAATAGATAATAGCAATGGGCGTAAGATTAAAATTCCTAAGATCTTGTATTATACCATAGGTCGTATTGATACTGATAACCCTGAAGAATACAGAGTTTACAATAAAAAATCTGCAATAGAGCATATGTTAAGGACAGAACATTGGGGACCTTGGGAATTAAGAGGTAGCAGTGATCGTCCGGCTAGCTCGAAAAAACGTAAAAAAGATAAAGTTACAGAATCTGAAGTTCCTAAGCATCATCCAGCATGGAGTTGGATGAATCATATTAATCCTCAAATCAAACAGTCTCTAAGCCACGTTACTGAGGAAGACTATACTCGTTTTCTCAGTTTAAAAGACGGATTCAAACACAAAATAGATTGGCCTGACTCGTCCTTTGAAGAAAACAGAAAGGCCACACTATTCTTAATCAATTACTTTAAGATGTCTATAGATTGGGACGACAGCGGATATCTAGAAAATTATGAAACTAGTGCTACTTGGGCGTGGAAAGAGTACATATGGATACTGCATCGTTCGCCAGAATTATCGATGTTTTCTGTAGGCGGAATGACTCCTTCAAAGAACCCAGGGTATGGCAGTCATATGACGCATAAAATCTGGGTCTGTACCAATAACGATCGATTGGCACGAATTGTTCTTGCCATGAGTAGAGATATTAATCATTCAGAGAAATTTTTTAAACTTATCCAAAAGTTCTGGCCAAAAAAATGAAAATAAATCAATTAATCAACGAAGCACAGCTCTATGTAAAAGGAATACCTAACCACTTACTATCCAGCATAGAGCCGGATACTGTTCCTGAATTTGAATCCAAAATTCAAGAGTTTGCTCATAACAGTAATATGATCAGCTTTGCAGATCTATCATCTACTGAAATCGAATGCCTCGAGCTCATGTTGAGATACTTTAAGATGACCGTGGATTGGGATAATGTGGGCGTGCTACATGATAGAATTAAACTGATAATCGACAGCGACGTTTGGTCTTTTTTAGATCTACAATGGGTTACCTATGATTCGCAAATGGCCACTATCATGCTTTTAATAGGATCTACAAATGCTGTGGGCAATTATCCTCATAATACATCTCGAACTACGGCAGTTTTCATTAAGTTTAAACAACCCGATCTACGCGAGTTAGCTTACAATATTAAACGCAAAATGAATGACTATGAAGACTTTTGGGACTACATAAAAGAACTCCTTCATGACCATTGATCGGTCTGCACTACAACTGCCTCTCTCGCGTAGCGTAGCGCAGAATTTTTCCCACCCATTAACTACCAACTTAACCCCGGTCTATACTAACCCTAAAAATCTGCTGCGCAAATTTTTCCCACCATGGAGATCTTGACCCCAGGTGATTTTTGCTGTATAATAAAGAAATGAAACCAGAACAAGTAATCTACGCACAACGCTCAGATGGCAGCATTATACCAGTAGATCCCGCACACAGCTATCTAGAAGATTGGGCTAATCATTATGATCTCAAGCTCTATCGCTTTGATAAGCAGAGTCTCGATCATACCCTATTCTTGCTCAAGTATAGGGACCAAATAGAAAGATTCGGCTAATGGCAGCTATACGTTATTTGGAAAACCCCTATACTGGACGCTATATACGGTTACTCGTCGATGACGGAGATTGGCTTTGGGAACGAGGGCTAGCTGGGTGCCATTTACATGTCTACGAAGAAAATTCAGCTGAACATACTTTTTTCTTACTGAAAAACAGTGATCGTATAGTAGAAGAATGACTAGAGTACGCTATCTAGAAGATGTTAAAACGGGCTTGATTACCCGTGTAAAGCATAATGAAATAGATCTCAAATGGATCAAACACTCTAAAACACTGACAGTTCATGAATTTGACGTAAACAGTGCAGAGCATACCTTGTTTCTACTGCGCTACAGTGATCAATTGGGCACCAACGTATCAGAGATGCTGGAAAGAGTTATAATTACAGAATTGGATCCAAAATTACCCTGAACCCACCACAGGGTCCGTAATGACCATTTGAGCTCCTACACTGGTGTATCTGATCATGAAATTACCACCATGTAGATCAAGACCTTGATTCAGCTTAGTGATTAACTGACAGGCCTGTATGAGTTTACGATCACGTATATTAGTATAATCACCCTGTTTAGCTGCTGCAGCGATTGATTTTATCATAATAGACCAAATGCCATACTCTCCACGAACTTTAGGAAAATCAGGTGGATCAACAAATATACGATTGACAAAGCTATTGAATGTGTCAGGATGTATGTGTGCTACAGCAGCATAGGCATCATGAAGTCTTTCCATAGTGTAGACAAAGCGTGTGCCTTCAGGCTTCTTAAAGCTGTCAGCTACATAGATTCTAGGTAGATAATGATTGCTGCTCATTAAAGGCTGTATAGCACGCACATACTGATAATAGGCATTGTTCTTGGGATCGGTAAACTTTCGCTCAACTTTGACTACTAGTGCAGGATCCTGTGAGTGATCAAATACCACAGATTCTAAACCATGCCCTATAGACTGCCCTATAGGCAACCCACCTATCCAACGCTTTTCCGCAGTATCAGTAGATCTAAATAGTTTCTGCAAGAAAGTGGGCTTGACAGTGGCAGGCTGCTGTGTCTGTATGAGATCACGATCTTCTAAGGCAAATTCTCTGTAGCGCATAATAGTTGAGTATTTATTAGTATGTTTGCCCAAGGTCTATGTGCACCCTAAAAATCTGCGCTGCAAAAAATAAAAGGTCTGGAGATCTCGGCCCCTGGTGATTTTTATCCCCCATGGTGAGGATTTTTGAGAACTTTTTGAGAACTTTTTGAGAACTTTTTGAGAACTTTTTGAGAACTTTGGGGGATTTTCGCTGTGCCAAAAATTTTAAAAAGCAACAACTATTTTTGTATGCCTCTCCCAGCCTAAGCCAAAAGAGTTCTGCAGTGCACCGGTGGGGTGCTATAGCCCCACCAGGCATGTGCGAACTACGTAGACACAGCAGTTGACAGGCCTAACGCTGTATGCTAGTGACTGTACAACATTACAAAAACTTAATAAAAAAACGCTTGCACTACTAGCGTAGTGTGTTAGCATTAGCAACGTAGCAATACTGCTACATAACACACAGCACACAACACTATGCAAACGCAACAACAAACAGCAGCAACGCAACAAGCAGCAACGCAAACAAAGCGCAAGTATACCAAGCGCAAGCAGTTGCGTTTAGTAACTAGCGCTGCTACTACTGCACAAGCGCAAGCAGCAGCAACCGCTACTAACAGCAACGCAGCAACGCGCAACAGCGCATTGCACACACAGCGTATGCTTAACTTTGCTACAGCGCAAAACGCAACGCAAATTAACAAAGCATTGTATACTAGCAACGTGCGTTATTTGCAAGCCTGTATTGCACATAACACAGCAATGCAGCAGTTGCAAGCGCAAATTACTGCACACTTGCTTAAAGTAGCAGTGCACTTGCAGTACTAAGCAACAGCGCAGTTAAACATACACAGCACACGCTACGCAAGTAGCGTGTGCTTTGTTTTGCCTGTAGCAAACTGACTGTAACAAACAGCAGCCTAACTAAGCGCAGCGCCTAGTGGGAGTATACTAAGCAGTATAAACAGCTAGCGGACCTCTGCAGTATTTGGCGGGGTGCAAATCCCACTGGGCAAACGTGCGAAGTTTTTATGTATGTGCATATTAATCAGTAGATGTAATAACACTA